CAAGATGTTATTCGTTTTGATATGCACGAATATGTTCCAGGAGAATTGTCTGGAACTAATCTCGGGAACGGAATACAAGGATTTGGATTTAATAGTGGAACAAATAATCTAGGTCCTTCTATTGGTTCAGTTACTCTTCCAATACCAAGTGGAATAACAGACCAAAACAAAGCAGATTGGGGATCAAACTCAATGACTGCTCTTGATATAGCAAAAGCAGAGGTTGCTAAGACAGCAATTTTTAATGGTCTTGGTGAAGGTGCGGAAAAATTTATGGACTATGTTAAGGAAATAGGAGAGAATAGTGGCGAGGTAAAAACTGCTGTCGGAACTGCACTGGCAGCATCTGCTGCAGGTGTAGATGGTCAAGCGTTGTTGGCAAGAACAACGGGTATGGTGATGAATCCTAATATGGAATTATTATTTAAAGGTCCAACCTTAAGACCATTCTCATTTAAGTTTAAGTTATCGCCTAGAGGAAAAAAAGAAGCAGAAAATATTATTAAAATAATCAGATTCTTTAAGCAAGGATCTGCTCCTATTAGATCTGAATCTAATCTATTTCTTAAATCACCTCATATTTTTAAGATTACTTATATACATAGAGGTGAACAAGGAGAACTGCACAAGAAATTAAACGCATTCAAGACTTGTGCATTACAAGGGTTTGGAGTTAACTATACTCCAACAGGAAACTATACAACTTATCAAGATGGAACAATGGTTGCGTATGACATCAGTATGAATTTCACTGAAATTGTTCCTATCTTTAATGATGATTACGATATGGACGATACATTCATCGGTTTCTAATGTCAAACTACTTCAGTCAACTTCCAGATTTTGAATACGTCAGCAGACTTCCTGATTCCAGGATATCTGATTACATTACTGTAAAAAATCTTTTCATGAGAGGAAAACTCAGAGAAGATATTTTTCAAGACGCTTCTGTTTTCACAAAGTACAAAATCAAAGGTGATGATAGACCAGATAATGTTGCGTATGAAGTCTTTGGAGATGCTAATTTAGATTGGTTAGTCTTGACATGTAATAACATTATCAATGTATATGATGAATGGCCTATGACTCAAGTAAATTTTGAGAACTACTTACTAGAAAAATATGGGACATATGAAAATATTAATGCAACTCATCATTATGAAACAACAGAAGTTAAAAACGCAACTGGTGTAGTAATTCTTCCTGCTAAATTAGAAGTTGACTCTAACTATTCAATAACATTTTTTGATGACAAGATAGAAGGGATGACTACTGTAAATTCTCCAGTTCAAGAAGTGACAAACTATATGTACGAACAAAGATTACAAGACGATAGAAGAAATATCTTTTTACTAAAACGAAGATTTCTGAATGTAGTCAAGGATGACTTAGAAGAAATGATGACATACAAAAAAGGTTCCACTCAATACAAGAGTGAAACCTTAAAGACTGCGGATAATATTAGACTTTTTACTTAAACAGTAGACTGTAATAAGTAGCAATCCCAAGAAGAGTGAGACATGCTCGCTCGTAAGTCCATCTCATTCTTCAGCAAGTTTTTGGAAGTAGGACAGGGCATCATCTTCATCCGAGTCGGCAGACTTAGTAGGAGTGATGTCAGGAGCATTGAAGTCAGAAGCAGGAGGCTTGCTTGACTCAAAGTTGGGAGAGAAAGATCCACGACCTTCGCTCTCATCTTCCAGTTCTTCATCAAAACGACGGGCAGGTGCTTTGGCACCCAGAACCATCTTGAGACGCTTGTCCAGGTCTTCATAGGACTTGAATTGGTCAGCAGCAGTCAGAGCAGTCAGGGAATACTGCTTCTTCCACAGTGCTTCCAGAGCATCGTCATCGTCAAGCAGAGCACCAGGTGCTGCGAACTCAGAAGAATCATAGTTCCAGTAACCTGCAACCTTCTTCAGTTTCAGTTTGAAGTTAGCACCTGCCCAGAAATCAAAGGGATTGATGGCAGTTTCATCTTCATACTCAGGTTGCATTGCTTCCATGATCTTATCAAAGATCTTCTTACCAAACTTGTAGAGGAAGACACGACCTTCATTCTGAGGATTTGCTTTGTCCTGTACAACATAGATGTTGGCATAGTAGGACAGTTTACGCTTCTGCTTACGAACGGTGTCCTTATCAGAATCAAGACCACTGTTCCAGAGTTCACGATTGTGCTCAGAGACAGGATCTTTCTGACCAATAGTAGTCAGAGAATTCTCAATGTACCAACCACCAGGACCTTGGAAGGCATGGGAGTACATTTTTGCCCAAGGGAGTTCTTCTCCTTCAGGGGCAGGGAGGAAACGGATAACTGCATATCCATTACCTGTCTTATCCATCTCTGGTTTCCACAGGCGGTCATCTCCACCGCCACCAGTATTGTTCATTTTCTCAACTTCTTTGACCAGTTTGGAGGTCAGGGAACCAAGAGAGGATTGCTTTTTAAGATTTGCGAAAGACATAGGATTTGTTGGATTAGTTGGATTTGGCTTTTGTGAACTTCGTTATTCTACAGGTCTTTGCCCTCTTTGTCAATTTGAGTTTTCATAACGTCGAGCATCTTACCCATATTGTTGAAAACCGTATTCATATCAGTACCAGATGGAAGACCCATCATCGTAGCAGAATCAATAATATTCTGCTTCATCTTTTGAGCATCGGGATCGTCTGATAAACTCAAACGAGTATAGAGAACCTTTTGTTTCTCAATCAATCTTTCTAAAAGACTGACATGAAATAGTTTCTCTTCCGAACTCATTTTAGGAAAGTTAAACACATTACGATATACATCATCTTGGAGTTCACTTATTTCTGTCATCTCTGCACGGACAACTTCAGAATCGAAAAAACTCATTTTCCTAAAACAATCTCCTTTACGATTTTCTTGTAACGAAATACATCAATATTTAGAAAGGGAGAATACTTTTTCATTCGGAGACTTACGGTTTGCCATACTGGGTCATCAAGTTTGACATCAAAGTTCTTTCTGAAATCAAGTATCCTATCAAGAATAACCATGGTTTCTATAGAGATATCACCACCCAAATACTTTTTAAGAATGATTGGATGGCCACTCTTACTTGCAAATACGGCATCTAAGTCCTGATTTACAAGTACGTGCTCAAGTTCTTCTTTAAAAATATAAGAGAGGGACTGATTTCTTTTCTTCCATGCGGTATATCGTCCTTCACCCTCTCTCATCATTTCACCGATCCAGAGTTTACTTGGATCAGTACAAGTAATAAAGTTAGATACAAAGAACTCAATTACTTCTTTATCATCTTTGTTTCGTGCTAGTTTCTCAAACCAGAAACGATCTTTCCGTTTATAGAAAGATTGTACGGTCGCACGACTCTTTCCACAATACTTATGGTAATCATACTTTTCTTTTGTGAAGTGATTCTTCAACGAAAGATATTGTTTATAACAGTCAAACGGCATCACAAAAAATAAAGATTACAGAGGTAGTTTTGCTCGCGAACTCTTCTTCAGAAAATTAAGTTCCATTGCTTCATACTTTACCTTCTCTTTCAAAGGTTTAGTAATTAGTTTAGGAACAAACTCTACATCAATACTATTCTTTTCACAGAAGTGAATGATAGCATCAATATATTTCATCTTACCCTCAAGGACGAGACTTTCAATCTCTTGCGTAAATCGGGCAGGACAAAAGAATTTATTCTCTAGTGCTTTTTCTAATTCATTCTCCATCCGCTGACCCAGTATTGTGATGTACAAATTCTTTAATGTATCTAACTAGCAGCTTAATATAATCGCCTTTGTTCCTTTTGTCAAATACCTTGACCTCACCACCAGGAGTAACCATGATAGTGATTAGTTTTTTGACGGAGATACCAGTTAGTTCATAGTAAGCAGACGCATAAAACATCTCTTGGACAAAGTAGTTTTCCAACCACTTCTCTGGTTTAATCTTTTCAGATGTCTTAAAGTCAATGACTGCAAGTTCCCCTTCGTATTCAGCAATGCAGTCTACTCTTCCTGCCAATCCAAGATACTCTGAATACAGAGTTCTTTCGATAGCATGTACATTATTTATCTTGTCCAGATATGGCTTGGCATGATGAAACATGAACTTTGTCAGAGGTTTGAAATCATCCCAGTTGATTTCTTTATTCAACATGTAAAGTTCAGTTGCCGCATGGAAGTCTGTTCCACGCGATGTTGCCTTCTTCGTGATACGATTAGCTTCCTCAACACCAACTCGCTTACGCCAGTCAGCAAAGATTTGTCGATTATAAAAAGAAGTTACAGACGTAATAGAAGGCACCCAATCTCCATTTGGAAGGTTATAGAGACGGATGCCTTTTGTTTCTTTCTTGTTTAGTTCAAGGTCACCGAGATAATTACAATGCTCAAAAATCATAAATTAAGATCCATTTTTGCTACTAAGTATTCTTTACAGAGACCTGAACGAACGATGTCTTCGACACCAAATTCAATAATATCCATAGATGGCATTGTTCTGAGAATTCTCATGAAGTCAGCAATACCATTCTTCTCTGCGGTTTTAACAAGGTCAGATTGTGTTGCGTCACCGCAGAACATAATCTTACTGTTCTCACCAATCCTTGTGATTATACTATCAAGTTCGTGGAAGTTCAAGTTCTGGAATTCATCAACAATGATGATTGCATTATCAAGAGTTGTACCACGAATGAATGAAGTAGACCAGAAACTTACAGTGCCTTGAGTTTTGAGGTTGCCATACAGCATCTCAAAGTCTGCTTCTGTAGGAAGTTCAAACATATACTTCACCATATTCTTATATGGAATCTGGTAAAGTGAGGATTTATCCTCATGATCCCCTGGAAGGAAACCGATCTCTCTGGTCGCTACAAGCGATCTAACGATGTAAATCTTCTCGTAGGGTGTCTTGGTATCAAGAACATCTCTCAGGGCATTGTAGAGCGTGATAAACGTCTTGCCTGTTCCTGCTGCACCATAAGCAACGATGTTTTGATCGTTCTTGTAACAGCGGAATAGTTCTTGCTGGTTTTCGGTTAACGGTTCGATGGGTTTCATCAAATCCGTGTTGATTGGTTTCTTTCTTTTCATTTGTTTGTTAGACATTCCAAATGGAACTGGAGATTGACTCTTCCTTTTTGCTGGCATAGAAAAGATTAGTAAGGACGTACAGTTGATCCTGGAGCTTTCGATGCTTTGTGTAAAACATCGTTCCAACCTGGATGAGTTTTTTTGAGTTTATCTTGAAACTCACCCACATCCCCGTGACCGGGGAGGGTTGATGGATCGCTCCAGTCTCTTGTCCAATCTGGGTTATCTTTACACCACTGACTCCATTCATGAACACTCATCTGAACTTCTTTCTGTTCGCCAGTCTCTCTATTAACGACAGGGTATGTTGCCATACATCAATTCCTTTACTTAAATTTATTTATGAATTCCATTCCATTGCTTCCGCAACGGCAGGGAACTGTTCGCAGAAGATCTTCTTAGCACCCAGAGCAATGTCCATGTGCTCCTTCTGTGTTCCATTAGCAGAACGCAAATCGATATAATGGATCCATGATCGCACTGAACCGGTCATGTAGATTCTAGTGGGACAGGCGAGTGGGAGCACAAACCGGGCACACTCCTTTGCGATCGATGCATCAAGCATCTCCTGATAGAGTTTCATTCCTTCTTCAAAGTGCTTTTGCATTTTGATCTGGAACTCTTGACGGACAAACGGGTCAATATCATCAATAGAATTCTGACGATTCTTGGTGTCTTGACGGCGTAGTTCAGGTAGAGGGATCTTCTCCGCGAGTAGGGAAGAATCAGCATAGCGTTGCGAAAATTCTTGATATGTGAACGAACGGTGCCGAAGCACTTGAGCCGCGATTCCCCTGGTAGTATTAATTTCCAGGGTCATATATGCCTGCTCAAAGATAGACCAGTGCTGGTGCTTCACACAATACTTTAGAAGACCAGAGAACTTTTCGTTCTCCTGGTTATTTGGATTCGACACACGGGCACAGTAGGCCATGTGTTTCTCTGCGTCTGGTGTTGCGCTAATCAGTTTGATATCAGTTGTCATCGTCTTCAAATACTTCGTCGTAATCTAGGATGTAATTTTCTGGAGGGTCATCAAAGTTTTCTGCTTTGTATGCATCCACATTTGAGTATACCTCAGACTCCAGAGCATCAACAAGGAGTTTGAGATTCCTTACTATCAACTTTAGTTTATCTCTATCCATAAAAAAATGGGAGGTTTCCCTCCCATTCTAACACTATTCAGTTAGTTAAGCAATCACTTGACGTAAGTGCGTCCACGATAGCAGAAGGTGCCGGGAGTCTCTTTGGACTCTACACAACGCTGGTCATACTCAACACCACGATATGAGGTGTGGGTAATCTGTGCGTCATGAAGACGTGCTGCTTTCTCGATTTGGTTCTTGATCAGTGTAAGGGTGTTCATGGTAGTTACTCCTAAAGTAGTAGAGGGTTTTACTCCCCGTTCCTTCAGTCGTGTGCGTCCCCGAAGGGATGAACGATCCGTTCCGCGACCTACTTGCGTCCCACAGAGTGGGATGAACGACAGGTCTATTATAGACCTCATACCGTATTTAGTCAAGTAGTTTTGTATATGCGATACTGTTTATTTTACAAACTTATTGGGTTGATATCCAGATGGATTAAATTTTCTACCAAGTTTTGATGGTATATATTTTGTAGATCCATCACCTTTTGGTGCATACCTTCCACCATCACCAAACAGTTTATCATATCTCTTGGCACTGACGGTACGTCCAGTTCCACCCGAACCCAATGGATCTCCAACAACTTTAGTTCTCTGGTAGTTAGTTCCACCTGTTCTGTTTGTTTTTACTGCTTTAAAATCAGTCATCTGATTAGGACCAGATGCTTGTCTAGTATTAAATCTTCCACCACTTCCACTAGGAACTGCGTATCTATATTTGGTTTTGAACTTATTATCCCTCTGAAGGACATTCAGTCTGTTTTGCTGTCTCCTCTGCCTATATTCTGCGGTATCTTTAAAGTCAGGTTCTGTTTCTGCTTGTCTCTCAACTCTCCGTTGCCTTCTCTGATTTCTTTCTTGAGTCTTATCCTGTTGTCTTTCAGCTCTCGCACGTTCCTTTTTATCTACCTTATCTACCTTATCTTCCTTATCTTTCTTCTCTTTCTTTTCTCCACCACCACCAAATCTACCACTTACATTGATACCACCACTAACAGTGGTCTTCATTTTACCCTTCTCTGAAGATGCAGATTGTGATTGTCCTGGATTAGCAATTGCTCTATCAACAGCACCTCTTACTGATTGGTCTGTTGCTTGTGCAGGAACAGCCCCACGACTTACATTAACATCAGCAGTCCAGTTTGCTGCCTGAGCAGGGGCTCCACCTGCCAATGCTGCTGCTGCGGCGGCACCTATAGCAGCTCTCTTAGCAATGCCAGTACCTCTTCTCTTGACTGCTCTTAGTCTACTTGCAATACTTTCTGCAAGTTCTTCATCTTCACAGACAGATAACTGCTCCTCAAGGAAGAAAATCTCTTCTTGGATTTGTGAAAGAAGAACCTGATCAGATTCTTCCATAAATTTAGAGAATGTTTTCATTTACCCCTATGTTCCCATAGAGGTATTTATTAAATAAGCATTCCTCTCTCGTTCATATATTGGAGAGTTTCTTTC